AAACAAGGCGCGCATCCAGATTTACAACATGGAAGAACGCAAGCGCCTAGCTCTCGCAAGGGACGCAGAGGACCAAGGCGCACGTATACCTGTGCGGCTGTCATGCGGCTATCAAGACCGGCAAGAGCTGATCTTTAAGGGCAACATCTTCACAGGTAGCACCGAGCGCCAAGGACCGGATCTTGTCACCATCATAGAATCACAAGACGGTGGCACGGACTTTCAAAACAGCTTTACAAATCGCACAGTAATCGGCGGCGATCTGTCAGTTAACGCGATCCTGAACGACATGGTGAATACAGGCATCGGCAAGATTTCACCACGGCCCGTACTGACCCGCCCAAAAGTTCTTATCGGCAACAGCGCCGAGCTTTTAAATTCACTGGTAGCGCTGGATGAAAGTTGGTATTTGGAAAATGAGCTGCTGTACATCATCAAAGAAAACGAATCAGTAAGCCGGTTTATTCCTATCGTCAGCGCAGCCACTGGATTGATTAGCACGCCAACGCGTGATAGCAAGCTGGTAACGTTCCAGACGCTTATCAACCCAACGGTAAAAATCGGCGTTAGAGTGCAGCTAGAGAGCACTACAGCGCCTTTCATGAACGGCATATACAAGATTGAAACAATTACCTACAGCGGTGACAATTATGGCGATGCCTGGTCGCAAACATGCACAGGGCGATTGGGCGCGGGAACGGTGGTGCTATGAATACTAAACGCGAATTGATAGACGTGATGAACGATGCAATTGAGTTTGCGCTGTCAAATCTGCACACGGCAACCATTGCAAAAGTTACGGGTGTTCAGTCAAAAACTATCAGTGTTCAGCCAGTGATTAACAGAGTGTACCAAGGACGGTCAATCGCGCTGACCGAGTTTGTAGAAGTGCCACCGGTATTTATGCAAGGCGGCGGAAGCCACACGGCGTATCCAATAGCTGTTGGCGATTACTGTCTGCTGATCCTCACAGAGAGATGTTTTGACCGTTGGTACGGCGGCGTAGACTTTCAGAGCCCGGCTGAATTCAGGATGCACGATTACAGCGATGGTCTAGCTATTGTTGGCGTCAATCCTTTGGCCAGCGCAATCACTATTCCAAGCGTAATCCAGCAGACTGGCGATACGAACCAGGATGGTGACTATACCCGGCAAGGCAGCTTGGTTCAGCAAGGCGACATGGAGATTACAGGCGACTTTATACTCAATGGTGACATGCAAGTAAACGGCAATATTATTTGCTCTGGCACAATATCAGCGGGCAACTTTTCCGGCTTAGGTGGTGGCGACATGACAAGCACAAGCGACATAGTTTCACAGGGCATCAGTTTGACCACGCACACTCACAGCGGCGTCGACACCGGGCCGGGTAACACGGGAGAGCCACAATAATGCGCGTTAGCGGGCTAGACAAAGATCTTGATTGGCGGTTTGGTAAAGGGCGGGCGGTTTACAAACGAGACTCTGCCGCTATTGCGCAAAACGTGCTGACTCGGCTGCGCTCGTTTCGTGGAGACTGGTATTTAAACGTAACGTTTGGCATAAACTGGATTGAATTGCTGGGCAATCTTGGCACAGAAAACCGCTTGCTTCGTGCAGTAGAATCAACCGTATTGCAGACTGACGGCGTGATCTCTATTCAGCGGCTTGGCATAATTCGGCGAAATGCCAATAGAGGTGTTACAATCGAACTCCAATATACCGACGTTTTCACGCAACAAGATTTGCAGACCCTGGAGCTCACCGCATGACAGCGCCACGATTCACGCCAGACGGCATTCAGGTACAGACCTTTCAGGAAATCTATGACGAGCTGGCGGCGGGCTACCGGGTAATCTATGGCGAAGATATAAACCTTGAGCCGAACAGCCCTGACGGTCAGCGCGTAGCCATAGAGGCACAGCTAGTTCTTGATTCGCAGTCGTTCGGCGCACTTGAATACAATCAACGCGATCCAGACTTTGCGCTTGGTCAGTCTCTTAACTCAATCATAAAGCTGTCAGGCATCACGCGCAGGCCAGCCACGCGCTCTCAGGTGGACGTTACGGTTGTAACTGATAGACCGCTTACTCTGCCAGTCGATTACACCGTAGAAGACGACCTAGGGCAGTCGTGGTCAACGCTTGCAGCCAGAACACTAATTGCCGGGACCACAACCGTCACTGTGTTTGCCGTTAACTTTGGCGCAATAGCCGCTGATCCTGACACCATCGTCAACCCTGTTACCGTTGTTATCGGCGTGCAGTCGGTTACAAACCCGGCATCGGCTACGGTAGGCGTTGACGAAGAAACAGATCAAGAACTTCGCGTTCGTCGCAACCGGTCTTTAGAAACGCCGCAGTCATCTAGCACCGGGCGCATGTTCACAGCACTTGCAAGCCTGCCAAACGTAACCGGCGTGGCCGTTTACGAGAACGACACACCAACAACAGACGCCGACGGCATACCGGGGCACAGCTTGTTGGTCGTTGTCGAAGGCGGATCAGTTGCCAATATTGTCGAGACTATGACCAAGAACAAGACCGGCGGGAAGGGTATGGTGGGGACTGTTACTGGAACCTTTAGCGAGCCGGTGACACGCCCTAACGGCACAACGTTTACCATTGTTCACAGCATGACGTTCGACCGGCCTGTTGATGTGCCGGTACTTGTGCGGTTAGACGCCACCAGAAAGGATGCCGCGAACCCGGTAGACGAAGCGCTTATAAGTCAGGCTATTGCAGCGAGAACCTTTAATATCGGTGAAAACCTATTGGCTGGCGACCTGTACCGCTTAGCGTTTAACGCCGGCGAAAGTTTCATACCAACGAATTTAGAGATCAGCCGTGACAGCGGGGCGACGTACACAGACGGGCGCATACTGTCAGACCTTAATGAAAAATTCAGCATTGTTGCCGGAGATGTTGCCGTAACGGAGATCATTTAATGAGCTTCGAATCAGATTACGTCAACCTGCTAATTAAGCAGTATTGGGAAAAGCCCAAGGCTAATGCCGAGATAGCATTCAAAGCCGGCGTGTGGCGTAAAACGTTTGAGTGGATTGATTCATTTAGTGAAGAGTTTGATCTTGATAACGCGACAGGCGATAGGCTAGACATCATTGGGCGCATTGTCGGCATAAGCAGAACCATTCCATTTATCGTCCCTAAAATTGCATTTGGCTTTGATGAGAATCCGAATTCTCGCGGCTTTGATGATAAGTTTTTGCAGGTGGCAGACAGGGCTACGTTTCAGGATAAGTTTGAACGTGCCCATACCAGCTTGCAGCTTGACGACTCGGCTTACCGGTTTTTTATTCGCGCCAAGATTTCAAAGAACGTGGGCGGGCCTTATATCGTAGATGACCAGGGGCTGTCGATTCAGCTTGCAGTTAATACTCTTTTCGACGGCCTAGCTTACGTCATTGACAGAAAGGATATGACGCTTAATCTGTATGTTTCGCCGCAGTTTAACCTTGACCAATTGCGGGCTATAATTCGATTGGATTTATTGCCCAAGCCGCAGGGCGTAAGGTACGGGGTAATTGTGCAAGCAGGCCCGGGCGAGACGTTCGGGTTTTCCGACAACGTAAACGCTCTGCCGTTTGCAGATAAATTTGATTTAACCAACCAGCCAGGCGGCAGGTTTGCTAACAAGGTGGTGATCTAATGGCGAAGATTGATAGATATAACGGCAACGTAAGAGCGTTTGCTGCTGACTCTCTGGGCACTGAACGAACGGTTTTTGGCGCTACAACACAGTCAGACACGCTGGACGGGAACATTACCCTGGACCTACTGCGAGGGTGGGGCATTGTTGGCGTGAACGAGAATCCAACGAAGCAGGATTTTAACGGTCTGGCGTTTACGCTCGGTCAGCTGATTGCGTATTTGCATCAGAGGGGAATTGCCGAATGGAATACTGCACAAGAATACTTTGACGGTTCTGTGGTCACGACAGACGTGGGTGTTTACAGATTGAAAACCGGTGGGGATGGAAGTTCTGACCCCGATACTGACGGCGGGGTCAACTGGGAGCTGATACCAACGCAGGCGAAAGTGGACGCCAAAGCAGACAAAGCCACAACCTACACTGAGACTGAGGTTGACGGGCTTATTGCCACACGCACAGAAAGCCCTAACGAAACAACGGTAACGGGAACGGCCACCTTCACCAACTCAACCAACAACATTGCACTAACCGGCATCGGCTCTATCGGCCTTGAGATTGGCGACGTTGTGCAAGTAACGGGGACGGCTAGCAATGACAAGCTGTTTACGGTTGAGGTTATAACGGACAGTGGGAACGTAATTGTTAACCAGGCTCACGCGGGCGGAACGACTAGCAAATCTTTGGTTGATGAAACTGTAAGCGCAACCGTAACGCTTTTGACTAAGTGGTTTAACGCGCCAGTTGGGCTTGGTCAAGGATGGGTCGCGCCTTCACGTTCCCCGGGGGTCACGTATACTAATAATACTCTACGCGCAATGTCCGTTAACGTGCAAGCTACAACTTCCGATAACCAACCGTTTACAATAGACGGTTTAATTATCGGATTTAACTCAGAGTCAACCATTAGGACTCAGTGGAATCCGATTATACCCCCCGAATCTACTTATAGTTTTGCTGTAGTCGCTACACAGTTAAGAGACTGGACGGAGTTAAGATAATGGATAATTTTTACAAATCAGAAAGCGGCGAGTTACTTGTTAATCCAATATTGAAAAATCACGTTGGCCTGACTGAGATTACAAAAGAACGATTTGATCAGATTATTGCAGATCGCAACAAACCAACGACCGACCAGCTTTTGCAGCGGCTAACGCAAGCTCGCAAAGCCCAAGAGCTTCAAGGCGTAACCATCAACGGCATCCGCTACGCAGGCGACCCCGGCAACCGGCAGGCTATTGCCGAGTCTATTGATTTTATGACCGACGCAGGCGCAAACGAGTTTATCTCGTGGAAAGACGCTGACAATGTGTTTCACGCTAATCACCCACTGACTGATGTGATTGACGCATACAGGGCCATTGGCGTTCGCCGTGTGCAGCTTATCGCAGCAGAGGGTCAGTATGCCGCGCAGGTTCAAGACGGCACACTAACGGACTTGAGCGAGGTTGTATGGCCATGAACAAAACCGGAATAGCAGTAGCGCTTTTTGTCGTAATACTCATCGCAGCCGGATACGCCGCCAAGTCCGAGGCGGATACGGTTCATATCGGCATCGGCAAGACGGTGATTAACTCGCACCTGAAAACCGCAGAAGTGGCCTACAACCGCGAAGGCTGGGAGGCATCGGCAGCACTGACGGAAGGTGGCCGGACGAAGAACGGGCGGCAGGATCAGTTTCAGGTCTATTCCCTGTCCTACATCACAACACCCGGCTGGGGCGCGAAGGGCATAGAGCCATACATGCGGATCGGGGCCAGCTACAACAGCGGATCGAACCTTGTCGGGCGCACCAACTACCGGCTCGGGGTGGGGGTGGATTTCAGCAGCGTGTTTCGCGTTGAGTTCGTCCACCACAGCAGCGCAGGCATCCACGAACCTAATACGGGGCTGGATTACGTCGCGCTCAGTTACACGGTGCCGACGCCGTGGTGATCGCGCTGGCCGTCCTGTGTGCGTTTATGGCGCTGCCGTCTGTGCTTGGGCTGCTTGTCATTTTTCATGTATTTGTCCGGCGCAAGAGCGCACCCGTTGACGCCAGCAATCGCATAAACCATTTGCGGCTTGTCTGGTTTGCCCTGACTCGGGAAGGCTTGTTTGTGGGGCTGTTTCCATGGCTCAAGAATGACGAGTATGACAACGTAAAGGAGTAGCCAACATGGTCTACATGCAACATTTCAGCCAAGAAGAGTTCCGCGACTGGGCCGAAGACATGAGCCCGCGCCTAGTCACTATGCTAGATGTTCTAAGGTTTCGCCTAGGCCGGCCAATTGCAATATCAGCAAGCGAGTACGCGCTCGGGCGCAACCTTGGCGTGGGCAAGATGTCAGAGCATAACATTGATGAATGGGGCGAAGTGCTAGCCGTCGATTGCTTTATCAGCGGCGTCTACAGCCGACAGCAAGCTGAAGGGGTGGTACACGAAGCGATAGCCATTGGCTTTACTGGCGTCGGCGTCTACTCGGACACGCGCAACAACCAAGGGCAGGAACAGGTTATGTTTCACCTTGGCGTGCGGCCCAATGAGTTAATGGGCTCGCCTGCAACATGGGGTCGCATTAGCGGCAAGTACACAAGTTTAATCGCGGCTGTTAAGTCGCTGAAGGCGGGCTGACTATGAGCGCATGGGATAAGATAAAAGACGTTGTAGGCTCTGTCGCACCCATGGCAGGGTCAATGCTTGCCGGGCCTGCTGGTGGCGCAGTTGGGTCAATGCTTGCCAGTGCGCTCGGCGTAGACAGCACACCCGACGCCGTAGCCGCGGCAATAAAGTCTGACCCACAAGCCGCTGTCAAGATACGCGAAATTGAGGCGCAACTAGAGCAGACCCGGCTAGAGGTTCGCGGGCAGGCTGTGCAGGCCGAAGCCAGTGGCGAGTCATGGCTGCAAAGAAACTGGCGACCGCTGACAATGGTGTGGTTTAGCTTTCTGGTCGGTGCTTACTGGTTCGGGTACACACCTGAGAACCTGTCCGAAGAAGCCATACTGTCTTTGTTCGGCTTAATTAAACTGGGCCTTGGCGGCTACGTAATTGGCCGCAGTGCTGAAAAGATTACAAAGGAAATCAGCGGGTCAGGGTTGCTTGGAAAGATTCTTAGTAAGTGAGGTGCTATAATGCCCACACATTTAACGGCAAGGCTGGCACTGAATGGAAGATCCCATGGACTCAATACCTGGGCGCGTTAACGATTTGGAAAAAGACCTACATAACCTTAATTACAGGGTTAATCAACTTGAGCATTTGCCGCCAAAAGTGTCGGAGCTTGAGCGCGCTTTCAGTGTGATGGATACAACTCTCACGCACATCAGAGAGACGGGCGTTGAAAATAGGAACTTGCTAGTTGAGCTTAACGACAATCAGAAAAAGTTAGTTGGTAAGCTGGAAGGCTACCCCGGTGCTTTGAGGCTATTCACGGGGCTTATCGTCCTTGGCGGTGTTGGCGTTTCAGCTGTGCTTTGGTTTCAGTAGTAAGGCTGCGCCGGCCATGGAGATGAATTTAATTAGGATAAATAACTTCTCCCCGAACCTCAGCCCGATAACCCGCCAGAATAATCTTGAGCATAACCCTATTGCTATTGTGATACCTGACCAGCACGGCAGGCTTGATGCCAAGCTGGGTCGTAAATTCCTTGACCGTCAGGCCGGTTTCATCGCGGATGCGCTCTTCTAGTGTGTGGCGTTTCATTGGTCGTCTTCCATGCTCTCATTGTCGTCAATGACATCGCAAAATGAACTCCACTTTGACGCGCTCAGGTTTACGCAGCGAGTGCCGTCACTGTCTATCTCAGACCTCAGCAAAATGTCGTCGCGCACCGATACTGCTACAGCTACCAGTTCTGCCACTCGAGACTGCAAGCGTTCAACTTCTTCGACCTTGCTTCGCCACATGCACGGATCAACACGCAACCCATCGACTTCAATGTAATCAGTCATGGCCTCGCTCCTGCTCAGTCAGCTTATCCTGAATATCCTCTATCGCTTGCTGCGCGTAATGATGCTCAAGCGGCTCATAATCCCATCCCGCCACGATGCTTAGGTTTTCCGCGTATTCTTCAAGAGCTTGCAGCGCTATTCTCGCGGTGTATTCATGAACAGAGATTCGATCGTCCGGCACACTCACAGCCTGGCGGCTGGCAGGGTGGGCGTACCCCATCTTGGCCATTGCTTCCTGCCTCTCTTTATCCGTCATGCTGCCCCAGGCTCCGATCTGCTCAAGTGTTCTATGGCATCCGGTGCAGACGCCCTCTTTGATTTTGCAGACTTTGGTGCAGGGGCTGCTGGTCATTGGTCTTTCTCCTGCTCTGCCAGCAAAGCCCTGGCTTCACGAACCACAATCAAGTCACGCTCGATGCGTCGATCAAGGTCGCCAGAGCGCCGGTTTTCAATCTCGCTTTCCAGGTCGGCGGCAAGCTCTTCCATCTTGTCGCGCCATTGTTGAGGCACACTCACAGCCTGGCGGCTGGCCTGCCATCCCCACCACATGCCTTCGAGAACCTCGTCGTAGTAATCCTCATCACCAAACCGTGTAAAGCTGTAACTGTCGGACCATCTGTCCGTTACTGCCTGCTCAAATGCTTCCCGCTCAATACTC